ACCCACTTTTCTTTTGGTAAAAATAAATTTAGAAAGAGTATTGATCTTGCTAAATAAAAAGCGCATAATTAGTGTTATGCGAAAGGCATACAAAGTCATTTACATTAAGGCATAAGGAGGCTATAAAATGGCAACATTAGCAGAAATTCGTGCGAAACTTCAAGAAGCACAAAGCAAATCTTCAGGTCAGTCCACCGGCGGTGGCGACAACGCAATTTACCCACATTGGAACATGCAAGAAGGCAAGGAAGCCGTAGTGCGCTTCTTACCCGATGGCAATCCTAACAACACATTCTTCTGGGTAGAACGTGCAATGATCAAATTGCCGTTTGCAGGTATCAAAGGCGAAACAGATTCACGTCCAGTTCAAGTGCAGGTCCCCTGCGTTGAAATGTATAACGATGGAACTGCATGTCCGATTCTGTCAGAGGTTCGTGGTTGGTTCAAGGACAAGAGCCTTGAAGAAATGGGTCGTAAATACTGGAAGAAACGTTCATACATCTTCCAAGGTTTCGTTGTTGAAGATCCACTAAAAGAAGATACAACACCTGATAATCCTATCCGTAGATTTATCATTGGTCCTCAAATCTATCAAATTATTCGTTCAGCATTGATGGATCCAGAGTTGGAAGAATTGCCAACTGATTACCTCCGCGGTGTAGATTTCCGTATCGCTAAAACTAGCAAAGGTGGTTTCGCAGATTACTCTACTTCAAAATGGAGTCGTCGTGAACGTGCCTTAACAGACATCGAAACTGCTGCTATTGATGCTCACGGGTTGTTTAACCTAAGTGATTTCCTACCTAAGAAACCAACCGATGTTGAACTTAAGGTTATGAAGGAAATGTTCGAAGCATCAGTTGACGGTGAGGCATATGACATGGATCGTTGGGGTCAGTATTTCAAACCAGCAGGTATGAGTGCTGCCACAGGAGATCCTAACAAAGCCACTGCTAGACCCACTGTAGCAGATGATCAAGTAGACGACGAACCAGCACCAGTAGCTAAGGCTGCTCCGGCTGCTGCTCCGGCTGCATCTACTGAAAGCGCATCGAGGGCTCAAGATATTCTTGCCAAGATTCGCGCTCGTCAAAACGGCTAATACTAAACAAGAGTGCGAGCAAGTCTCGCACTCTCTCATCACTACAGGAGATTAAAAATGGCAAGAGCAGTAAAAATCAACGAGAACTTTTCTCTAAGTTATAACAGTCGCGAAGATCAATCCGGCGACACAGTAGCGGATATTGATATTAGATTTGACAATCCTAAAGACAGCGATGTTATTATTACTAGATTGAATACATGGTTGCAGGCAATCGGCAGACAGGATATCGAAGTCATTCCAAGAATGCCAAAGGTGAAATAATATGGCAAAAGCATTTGATGTAAGTAAATTTAGAAAAAGCCTAACTAAGAACATCGAAGGTCTTAGTATTGGTTTTAATGACCCAACTGACTGGGTTAGCACGGGCAATTATGCCCTTAACTATTTGATTAGCGGAAATTTTAACAGAGGTGTTCCGCTAGGTAAGGTTACCGTATTTGCAGGTGAATCGGGTGCCGGTAAATCGTTTATCTGTTCTGGTAATCTAGTAAGACATGCACAGCAACAAGGTATCTTTGTTGTTCTAATTGACAGCGAAAATGCTCTTGATGAAAAATGGTTACATGCTCTAAATGTAGATACTAGTGAAGACAAGTTGCTCAAACTTAATATGGCGATGATTGACGATGTTGCTAAAACAATCAATGAGTTTATGAGCGAATACAAAGCAATGCCTGAAGAAGATCGTCCAAAGGTATTATTTGTTATCGACAGTCTCGGTATGTTGCTAACTCCTACAGATGTTAATCAGTTCGAAGCAGGAGATTTGAAAGGTGACATGGGTCGTAAGCCTAAGGCATTGACAGCACTTGTTCGTAACTGTGTGAATATGTTCGGATCAGCAAATGTTGGCCTAGTTGCAACTAATCACACATATGCAAGCCAAGATATGTTTGATCCAGATGACAAGATCTCCGGCGGTCAAGGTTTTATCTACGCATCAAGTATTGTTGTTGCTATGAAAAAACTTAAACTCAAAGAGGATGAGGATGGCAACAAGATTTCAGAAGTTAAAGGTATTCGTGCCGCATGTAAGATCATGAAAACACGTTATGCTAAACCTTTTGAAAGTGTTCAGGTTAAGATTCCATACGAAACAGGAATGAATCCTTACAGCGGTTTGGTTGATCTTGCCGAAGGTAAAGGTATGCTTAAGAAAGATGGCAACAGACTTTCTTATGTTACCAGCGATGGTGAAATTCTTAAATTCTATCGTAAAGAGTGGGAACGCAATGAAGGCGGATGTCTAGATCAAGTAATGGCAGATATTTCAAATCATGGCGAAAAATCCGTTTCTGAGATAACTACTACAGTTGAACCTGAAACGGAGACCCAAGGATGAAAGACGATTTAATAGCCGATCTATGGAATTCAGTTGTAGAACACATTCCAGAAAAAGCAAGAAAAGATGTAGCTTATGATTTTATCAATACGCTACTTGATTATGGTATTAAAGATACAATATTAGAAAATCTACTTGGAGTAGATCCGTATCTCGACGATGCTATAAACTATGCCATCGACGGCGAAGAAATTGAGGAAGAAGAAGACTACGACAGATATGAAGATGAGGATTAAATGAATTGGTATGATCGAGTTTCGAAGGATATTTCAAATATTCCTGATGCCGTAGCGTATTATGAGGCTGAATTACTAGCAGCAAAAACAGATGCTCGCATAGCGGGAAACCTTGAAAAAGCCGCTGCTAATATGCCAGGTATTGTAGAAAATCGATTTAATCAACTTCAAGAGATCGAAGCAATATTAGAGTATCTTAATATTGAACTTCGTAGACTTCGTAGTCAACACTTTCGTAAGTATCTTGAAAACTATCAACGTCAGTTAAGCTCTAGAGATTGTGAAAAATTTGTAGAAGGCGAGGCTGACGTTGTAGATTTTGAAAAAATTATCAACGATTTCGCTCTGCTAAGAAATAAATGGCTAGGCATTATTAAAGCCTTAGACATTAAACAATGGCAAATTTCTAATATTGTTAAACTTAGAACATCGGGATTAGAGGACGCTACTCTTTAATCCAATGCCACGTTGCCCACGACCATTGTGGTAGTGGGCTTTTGTTTGGAAATGCAGACATCATTCTATTCCAGCATTGTGTTTCTAATCTTCCGTATTTTCTTTTCAATTCAACAGCAAGATTGCTCTTAATTAGAAGTTGTCCGTTTGGATTTAAATTGTCCATGCAACATTGATATAATTCTTTCCAATCGTCAGACGACCATTCTTCATTGAGTTCGAATGTTGTTCGGATCATTATAATGCAATCCCAAGGACCCTTGGGAATATTCTTATCATAATTAGGAAATAAACCGAATTCGGTCATGTTCAATCCTGCATCTCTATGAAACGGTTCCAATGACTTAGATGTTCTTCCAAAATACGTTCCTAGATATTCGTGACTATGATATTTAGAGATTGATCCAAAATGTCCTAGTCCTGCACCGATGTCTAAAATCTTTTGATTAGTTTTTTCTTTTAACTTTAATAGGTCAAATAATTCTAATTTTTCTATAAGAAATTGATCTTCGTCGAGATATTTGATCCATTCGGTCATGCCGAGAGTTTCAGCTAGTTTTTTTTGCTGATCAATTCTACAGATAGTTTTTGCTAGATCTAATTCCACAAAGTCTCCAAGTTTCAATATTTACCATTATCTGGGTAGATAAATATTCACATGAACAAAATCGTATTAGTTACAGGTGGATTCGATCCACTACATTCAGGTCATATTGAATATTTTAATTCTGCTAAAGAATTAGGAGACAAGTTAGTGGTTGGAATTAATTCTGATCAGTGGCTAACTAGAAAAAAAGGTAGACCGTTTATGCCTTGGCAAGAAAGATTTAAAATTATAAAATCTTTAAAGATGGTAGACTATGTTATCGAGTTTGAGGACAGCGATGGTAGTGCTAAAAATGCTATCAAATTAGCTAGACAAACTTTTCCGAACGATCATATAATTTTTGCCAACGGTGGGGATAGAACACACACTAACATTCCAGAGATGGATATTAAAGACGACAATTTAGAATTTGCATTCGGAGTAGGCGGATCCAATAAAGCAAATTCTAGTTCGTGGATATTAGAAGAGTGGAAGACTCCGAAGACCGAACGCCCGTGGGGATACTATCGAGTATTACACGAAGTTCCTGGCATGAAGGTCAAAGAACTTACAGTAGAGCCAGGTAAAAGTTTATCAATGCAACGACACGATCATCGATCCGAATATTGGATAGTCAGCGAAGGTAGAGCTAATGTTAATAGAATGATGCCTAGTGGTTATGCACTACCGTCTGGAGAACTTGCAAAACACGAAGAATATAAAATTCCAGTAGGCGAATGGCATCAATTAACTAATCCCTATGACGAACCTGTAAAGATTGTAGAAATACAATACGGCAGCAAATGCATTGAAGAGGACATAGAAAGAAAATGAAAGTATTTGTTGGTTACGATATCAGAGAAGATGTTGCGTTTCAAGTATGCGAATACAGTATAACAAAACATCAACCAGATGCAGATGTTATTCCTCTCAAGCAAAAAGAATTAAGAGAAAGTGGTCTGTATACTAGAGCCGTTGACCCGTTAAGCTCTACTGAATTTACTTTTACTAGATTCTTAGTTCCTTATCTTTCCGATTATAAAGGATGGGCAGTATTTGTCGATTGTGATTTTGTGTTTGTAGACGATGTTGCTAAATTATTTGAACAGGCTGATGACAGATATGCAGTAATGGTAGTTAAACACGATTATACTCCTAAGGAAGGTTTAAAGATGGACGGTTGTAAACAATTACCGTATCCTAGAAAAAATTGGAGCTCTACTATATTGTGGAACTGCGGTCATCCATCAAATAGACAGATCACACCAGATGTAGTTAATTCTCAAACAGGACAATATCTACACAGATTCCAATGGCTTAAGGATGAGGAAATCGGAAACTTAAAACCTGAATGGAACTGGTTAGTGGGATGGTATCAAGAACCGCAAGACGGTTCTCCTAAAGCATTGCACTATACCGAAGGTGGTCCATGGTTTAAAGATTATCGCAGATGCGACTATCATAAAGTGTGGAAAAAATATCTTAAAGAAATGTTAAAATGAGCAAATGGATATTCCTTAGTAAGGGAAAAGAAGACGATTACATAAATTTGTTCGCATCGGGCTGCGGCGAAAAACCAGTTGATCCTGCAACATTTGATCCAGAAGAAGGTAATGATCCTGTTGTATTAAGAGGAATTCTTAAAAAAAGAATAATTAAAAAATGTCTTAATATCGGCAGAACATTTTATTACGTAGATACAGGATATTTTGGAAATGAAAGAACGTTAACTAATCCCAACGGATGGAAGTATTGGCACAGAATAGTGAAAAACGATTTACAACATCACAATATCATTCAAAGACCCGACGATCGTTTTAAACATTTTAATAAAAAATTTAATCCTTGGAAAAAGAGCGGAAGAAAAATATTAATAGCTAAACCAGACGAAAAGCCTATGAAATATTACGGGCTTGAATTGGATCAATGGGTTGAAGATACTATAAATGAAATTAAAAAATATACTGATAGACCGATTGAAGTAAGAGATCGAGCCAAACAAAGAATCGATCGAGTGGTTCATAATACTTTACAAGAAGCATTAGATGATGATGTATTTGCTTTGGTTACATTTAATAGTGTAGCTGCGATTGAAAGTGTATTTCATGGTATACCTGCATTTACACTTTCGCCGACACATGCCGCTAGTCCTGTGACATTGCAAGACCTGAGTAAAATAGAAACTCCTTATTATCCAGATAAAGACAAATTATATGCATGGGGGTGTCACCTTGCATACGGCCAATTTCATGTTAGCGAACTAAGAAATGGAAAAGCAAAAGAGATGTTAGAAAATGAATGATGAATCAATAGAAAATTTTTTATCTATAGGATCTGGCAATGTTGTAACAGCAGACAGCGAAGATACATCTAAACCTTTAGTTTTAAGAGGTGTTATTAAAAAAGATCACATATATAAATGCATCGAAACTAATAGAGACTATTACTATGTAGATACTGGATATCTCGGAAACTTTCCTAGCCCAGGAAATACTTCGGGTAAAAAGAAATGGCATAGAATTGTTAAGAATGGCTTACAGCATGATCAGACCTTTGATGTTCCAGACGACCGCTGGAAAGATCTAGTTAAACAAGATCCGAGATTAAAGTGGACTGGTTGGAAAAATCATAATAAAAAAATATTATTAGTAATGCCTAATCCTAAGGCCTGTAAATTTTACGATGTCGATTATGACAAGTGGGTCGAGGAAACTACTAATCAAATTAAAGAAAATATCGATCTTCCTATAGAAGTAAGAGTCAAAGGCAGCAGAAGCTACAGAAATAATGAATATTCTATATACGATGCATTTGATAGCGGAGTATATGCTACAGTGGCGTTTAATAGTATTGCAGCTCTTGAATCTGTTCTTTACGGAATTCCGGCCTTTGTATCGGTGCCATGCGCAGCAACACCGTTAGCCAGTTACGATTTAACACAGTTAAAAAATCCTTTTAGGCCTAGCGAAGAACAAATTTTAAAACATTGCCGATCTATAGCATACGGACAATTTACATTAGAGGAAATCTCCAGCGGGGTTGCTTGGAGAATTATTAACAGGTATACTTATGAAACTTCTATTAAACGATAAAGAGATATCTCATTTTTTAGTCAGTCAAATTGACCACCTTGGTGCTCTTAAATTGTTGTGGAAAAATGAAGAACACGCCGGTGAGGTTATCTCTTACGTTATCTTTGAAAAACAAAAACCTAAATATAATCTCGAGAAGATGCGTAAAAAATTCAAAGATAAAATCAAAGGAGCAGTCGAAAGAGATCTTAAAAATTGGTGGGGCAATGCTAAGAATGCGCTCACCGAAAGAAAACAAGTTTATTTCAAATACATCAATTCTAATCTAGATTATTTTATGAATAACCTTGGAGAAGATCGTGTATTCGAAATGTATAAGAACAGCTGGAAACAAAACTTTGTAAAAAGTGTTGGGTATCAGATTGATTCAGATGCTGTAATGATTAGAAGAACAAAATTTAATAATCCTAAAGAAAATTGCTTAATTAGAAATACAGTAGGCAACGAGGGATTATTGATTGAAAAAATCGACAATAATTATCCGTTCTGGTTTATAGACAGCGGGTATACTAATTTTGTTGAACCTAATAAAAAATGGCATAGAGTGGTTCAAAATCATCTGCACTACGGAAAATATTTTGATGCTCCTCCCGATAGACTTGGTAACTTTAAAATATTTCCGAGACCGTGGAGAGAGGGCGGAGACAAAATCTTAGTCATTGAGCCAGGACAATTTGCTGCCGGAATATTTCATGTAAACATAAAAGAATGGAAATATCAGGTCGAAGAGGAATTAAGAAAGTATACCGATAAAAAAATTGTATTCAGAGAAAAGGCTCCTAAAAAACAAAGAGCACCGTTGTATAAACATCTGCTCGACGAAGATTATCATTGTGTTATAAGCATTAACTCTAATGCTGCAACAGAGGCAGTGTGGGCCGGAATTCCTATAATTACATTGGATCGACATATTACAAATCCAATCGCTAAGAATAGTCTTTCAGATATTAATGATTTAGCAAGACCAAATATAGCTAACTGGTTGTGTATGTTAAGTTATAGTCAATTTTCTTACGACGAGCTGATAGACGGAACTGCCATAAAACTTATACAGAAATATGCATAAATTTACCGCTGTCGCATATTATGGCGGCATTCCTCCGAATAATAGTAATCCTGAAAAACCTCAAATCCTTGATAATTTTTGTCAAGGTGTAATTGCTT